TAACATAGTGGGGTATGATGCGTTGGCGACATTACAGAGTTCATGTCGAGATTAGAAACTTAGCAAGGTAAGTGTGACTTGTGGGGAAATTGACACTCAATTAGGTGCGAAGCCTATACCTTTACGGAGGAAATAATAATGAAAGATATTAAAAAAAATAGATATTTACTAAAAAAGAATAGTTATATTATTGACCTGTTTAATGTTGATTTTATAACTTGGAAAGAGAACGAAAAAGAAGAAGGTACTTACTGGGTTAAGTTACATATGGGCAACAAAGAGGCTAGATATGTAAGCAGAGATATTGATGATTTACAATTGTTATTGATTCAATGGACTAATGTAAGAGGCTTAGAAATAGAAATAGAAATAGATGAAATAAAAGGTGATTAAATATGGGATTAACAAGTAACAATGGTAATACAGCAGTAGCGAATGATATGCAGAACAATACAAGAGTTTCTGCATTTCAAGATAAACTAAAGAAACAAACGGAAGAAAGGCTTTCTAGAAATAACCGTCTAATTTGCGGTATTTGGGGCGAACCTAAGACAGTTAAAAGTGGACTGGCTTTAGACTTTCCTAATAAACAAATATATGTTTTAGACTGGGATGATGGTTGCGAACCAACATGGCGACAGAATCATGAAATGACTGATAGAATTACCTTATGGAATCCTGAAGTTAGAAACTCTAATGGTGAATTAGATATTCAGAAGTCTGAAGCAAATTCAGAAGATTTTGTATTGTTTGTTAAGCAACAAATTGAGCAAGGTGAAGATGTTTTGTTTGTATTTGATGGAATAGACAAATGGTTAGATTGTTGCACACTTCATGTAACAGGTTCTTCTAAGATAGGAAAGCCCCAAAAGATGAAGTTTGAATGGGGTAAAAGAAACGCCCCGTTTTATTCATTACTAATGATGTGTAAGAACCTTAATTGTGACCAAATATATATTACTCATGCTAAAGCAGATTATGGTGCAACTGGTGAAGTAGTAGGTTCTAAACCTAATTGGCACAACTGGGGCGATTATCTATATCAGATTATTAATACTCGAAGAACACGCAAAAAGAATGATGTCGTATATAAGTCAGAACTACTTAGTAGTAAGACTAATACCGAATTAGTCGGTAAGACTTGGGAAACATTAACTGTTGGTAATGGTAATGTTTCTTGGGGCGGTATCAAAGAATTGCGTGAGGGATTAATTTGAAATTTACAGTTGATTGTGATTCACTAAGTAAAGCATTAGATAGCGTACAAGTAAAAGGTAAAGGCTCAACAGGAAATGGTTTCGGTAATACTTCTTTTGGAACATACGCTGATATTGTAGTTAGTGGAAATAATTTAAGCGTTTGGAATGCCAATGCTACATTTTGTGCTAAGGTTGATATTGTTCTAGAAGGTGAAACAATAGATGGAACAGTATGTGTTGATAGCCGTACTATTATTCCTTATCTAAAATCATTTGAAGAAACAGTAACCTTTTCTATTGGTGATTTTATTGCTATGAATAGTGATGTTAAAAAGGCATCAGTACCTAGAGTAGTTACTCACCCAAATGCTGATTCTTTGAATAGATTAAAAAATATGCTCAATCATATTAGATATGAGATTCGACCCGAAACATTATTTACATTCGGTAATTCTAACTTTGAAGGGGCATTTACTGTTACTCAAAAACAACTCAAGGAAGCAATTAAAAATTGTGAAATAGTTAAAAGTGGAATATATAAATTTGATTACAATAACAACCTTCTTACTGTTTCTTCTAGAGAAAATGTAATGAATAAGTATGAGGAAGTAATTACTCCTGTATTTCCTATTGGGGAACCAGCAACGGTTGAGTTTAGTAATGCAGTATATTCTTTCTTTGATTCACCCCAACTAATAAATATATACATGAGAGATGAGTTTCCTCTATTATTAGTTTCTACTGATAGAGTATTACTCAAAGCACCTACTGTTAATGGGGATTAATAATGATAATAAATAAGATGAAAGACGGTAAAACCATATATAAGTCTTGGAGAGAAAATGGAGAAAGACGATTTGATATGGTAGAATTTAAACCGTATTTTTTTGTTGAGGCCGATGTCGTAGAACCACGAACATATTCTCCTTCTAAGTATCTAACTAGAGATTTTGAGTATGTTACTGGTGATTCAATTAACATTAATAAAGTACCTCTAAAGAAAGTATATGTAGAAAATTCTTATGATATTAAAGAAGCAAGAAAGTTGTTTTCTAAAACATATGAAGCAGATGTTCCACTACATTTTAGATATTGTGTAGATGAAATAGAGGAAATGCCAGAATACAAAATGCGTAAATGGTATTGGGATATGGAATGGCAACAAGGCGGAGAACATCATGATAAGATTACTACTATTGTAATGTATGATAATTATGATGAAGAATATCACCAATGGGTTTGGTTTCCAACTGAAAAAAGCCCAATAGATATATTTGATAATTCTTTAGAAATAGATAATGTATATTATTGTCGTGATGAAAGACATATGATTGAAGATTTTATGACTACGATGGTTGTAAAAGACCCCGATATGTTAATCGCATGGTTTGGTAATTTTGCTGATGTTCCTAAATTACTTAACAGGGCTTGTATTCTTGGATTAAACCCTTGTGTAATGTCTCCAATCGGTTCAATTAAAGGGGTAAAGAAGGTGAAGGAAGGCTATTCTTTTGCTTATGCTGAAAATGGATTCAGCCCGATTGAACAGCCCATAGGTGGCCGCATAACCCTAAGTTTAGAAGTAGCCTTTGAGCGACAATGGAATGATTCTCAAAGGGGTACGCTACCATCTTTAAGTCTTGATTATATCGGTAATATGGTTCTTAATAAAAAGAAACTGGTTTCGGAAAAGTTTCCAGATACAAATGAATTTTATAGAAAGGCATGGTTAGAAGATACAGAGACTTATTTATCTTATGCTATTAAAGATGTAGAATTGATTGTTGAACTAGATGAAACAAATTATTGTAGCGAAGCAATACTTTCATTACAAAGATTACTAAAAGCACCATTCGATGCTTGTTTCTATGCTAGTCATATGGGTTCTATTTACTTTATGCGTAATGCTTGGTGGAAAGCACCAACAGGTAAAAAGGTTGAGAATAGACAAGAGTATGAAGGGGCCATGATTTATGACCCATTAAGTGAAGGAACAAACGGATTGCATCTTAATGTAGCCGCTTTTGATTTTGCTGGTCTATATCCCAGTATGATGATTTCACGCAATATATCGTTTGAAACTAAGTCAGAAGAACCAACTGAATTTGGAGTTAATATCTTAACTCCAAGAGATTTCAGCGAAGTTAAGCATGTTAAGATGTTATATTATAAAACCGATGAACTTGGTTTATTGCCAAAAGCGGTACTTGAATTGAAGGAGTTGCGTAATGAATATAAGCGTCTTATGCGAGAGGCTAGGGAATCGGACAATGGAGAATACGCTAAGTGGTATAATAATCAAATGGCAGTAAAAAGATTAATGGCCTCATTTTATGGCATTGTTGCCTTTCAAGGTTTTGGATGGGCTGATGTTGATTTAGCCGCAAGTATTACTGCTAGTGCTAGAGAAGCAATTAGATTAGCGGCATTTAAAGCAAAGGAGATGGAAGTATGAGATGCTTACAATGTAGAGATGGAACACTTAAATTAGTAAAATACGAAGTAAAGAAGAAAGCATCGTATTATCCCGCAGTTAAGAAAGGTTTATTAGAATGTGATAAATGCGGTTATAGGGAGGTATTATAATGACAATGACAAAGTATGTAACAGTAAAAGTATCATACGATACAGAAGAAACTTGGAATACTACTTTACAAGAAATAAAAGAACTATTTCAAATGATGAATAACTTAAAGCGTAATGCTATTATTCTTGATATTGAACAAGGTGTTAATAATGATGATGGACAAGACTAATGAGTTATTAGAAGAATTGCTGGCTATGATAGCAAGAAGTAACAAGATATTAATGATGGTAAATATCGTAAACATAGCAACCATTATAACAATAGTGACGGTGATAATATGAATCAATACGAAATAGATAAATTAAATAAAGCAGTTGAAAGACTAACAATGGAAAACGAAGCATTAGCGGAAAGAATTAACCGGCTAACAGCCCACCAAGAAGATATTTTAGGGCGAATATGGAAATTAGAATCCGAGTTGGCTGACGAATCTGATGTAAAAGATACTCTTAAAATCAATGAGATTGACTCTTGGACTACTAACCATAAGACTATTTCTCAAAAGATAGAGAAAAGAATACTTGCTAAATTGAAGGGATTAGAATGAAAGTAGTTTACGGCCATACAGATTCAATCTATGTTCAAATAGATTCAGTTGAAACTGCTGAAATTGCTATTAAAGAAATAGAAGCATCTGTTAGGGAACACTTTCCTAATGTTATGGGGTTAAAAGAACACCCTGTTCAATTAGAATTTGAAAAGTATTTTTCAGCATTAGGTGTTGGAACCACTAAGAATAGAAATGCTGGTTTAGTATCTTGGGAGGATGGAGTTTGGTTAGATAAGCCAAAATTCACTATGACTGGTTTTACTGCTAAAAGAGTAAGTGAAACGAAACTCGCTAAAGAGATACAGATAAAAGCCCTCAATATGTGGGTTGAGAACAAATCAGAAGCAGAACTTACTAAGTATCTACATAAAACATATATCTCAGTAATAAACGGAGAAATAAAAGTTAATGATATTATTAAAAGAAGTAGGTTAAGACCTAACAGATTTATGGTAAAGTGTCCTGAATGTCGTATGAAATATCATCTTAGGGATTGTATTGAATTAAAACATTCAGTATGCAAGAAATGCTCAACAGAAACTAAGAAGTTTAGGACTCTTGAGGACAAAAAGCCCTCAATAGGTTCCGGTATAGCCGGAGTATTATATGCTTGGGAGAAAAAAGACTCTATTTTTGATGACTCTTATGTTTTCTTAAAAGTTAAAGGGGTTAATGACTATTATACTCATCCCCTTACAAGAGAAAGGAAGCCAGTTGATTATGTGTCTGGTACTGAATTAAAAGATTTTGCTAATTATTCTCCTGATTGGCAACATTATGCGAACCAAGTTATTGATAAAGCCAAGCCGATATACAAGGCTATGGGTTGGGATATATCAAGTATTCGCACAGGGAGATTACAAAAAAGTTTGGAGGAATGGTTTTGAATACAGATGAAAAATATAAAGCGAAGATAGCATCAATGAGAGATTTTACATATAAATGGAATGCAGAAGGATATACAGACCCTTCTAAACCCATTCTAAAGATTAGTAAGTCTTCATTAGGGTCATTTAATTGGTGTCCACAAAAGTATGTGTATAATTACATACAGAGATTGCCTCAAGACCAAACAGAAGCGATGCGTAAAGGAACAGTTTTACATAATTATCGTGAAGACTTCTTTAATGATTTTGATGTTAAAAAGGCAGAAACTATGAATAATTCAGAAATAATAGATTATGCTACGGGCCTTATGCCAGTAGATGAGTATTATGACATATCTTTAACAGTGGCGGCTTTTGAAGCACAGCGTTTTATTGAGGCTAAGTCTGAAGGTAAGATTGATGAATACTTACCTATTGTTAATGAAGGAATATTTGATTGTGAAATAACTATTCCTATTGGCCCATATAAGGGAGGGGCTTGGAATAATAACGAAGAATGGCAATTAAGTCGCCCTTATACCGTTAGACTACAAGGAATTATTGACCGCATATTTATTGAAGATGGGAAACTTATTCCCTTTGAATATAAGACGGGTGGTTGGAAAGACTATAAAAGAACATCTATGAGACAAGAGATGGCTTTTTATCAACTAATGATAGAGAATTGTGATGAAGAAGTTTTGGCTAAACATGGATTAAATAGAGACATGGAAGTAAGTCACTGGGGTTGGTATTATCCAGCCGCTAACCATATAACTGTTGAACCAGTAAAGAAAAGGTCAATGAGTTCTGTAATGACTAATATAGCCAAACTCATATATTCTTATGAAAGAGAACAATTCGATGCTAAGTTTTACTATAAGACTTGTTCCTTCTGTTCTTATTTTGGAATATGCGAAGCGGCAAACACAGATACATGGTTGTGATAAAATGATACAATGGACAATTAGAAAAACAATAAAAATAATGGGAACAGTATATGTTCTTCTAGATAAGATGCTTAAACATGAAGATGGCCCAATTCTAGGAATAGAAATTGATGATGATTTTGAAAGTATGTCAAGAAAAGAATTATGCAGATATATTGAAGCAAAGTTTGGATGGGAAGATGATGCGTTTTGGAATCTTGAATCAACTCAAAAGATTAGGCTATGTTGTCAAATAGCAAGAAGTAATAAGTTTGAGGTGAAGAAATGAAGGAGTTAATTAAAAAGAAAGTGCTTTCTAAGAATTGGACATTTAATGAAATAGCAGACTTAAAATCAACCATTACTATAATATGTAATGACCTTGCAGAAGAATTAACTCTGATGGAAAAATTTAATCTAGCCAATGAAGTTAGAATAAAAGAGTCATATGTTGGGATGGAATTATATGATGTTTTAGGAGACATAGTATATAATACATTACAACTTCAAGTAGCAGAAACAATTAAAGAATTATTAAATACAGCAACAATTAGTTTTGGAGGTAATAACAATGAAATTTCCACGAATGGTTTGGTCGGGAAGCCAAATAAGAAACGCACCGCAGATGAAAAGAAAAAAGATGACACAAAAGAATGACTACATTCAATTTGTTCAATCTCATAATAATAGAACAAATGTATATACTACTGTTTATGATTTTGAATACTTTACAGAAAAAATGCCAGTTGAAGCAAGTGTTATTATAGATAGAATATTTTTAGATTTTGATGCCCACGAAGATGAATTAGATAAAGCATGGCGTGATGTAAAACAGGTGATGGAATTGGTTATTACAAATAATTATCAGCATACTTTGTTTTTCTCAGGTAGGGGTTTTCATTTATTTTTGTTTGGTAAGAAAACTAAAAACATGAGAGATGTTCAAACCTTCTTTAAAGAAATCAAAGAGTATCTAATTATGAAAGTAGGTAAAGATAATACCCTTGATGAAAGAGTTGGACAAACTACTAGATTGAGAAGAGTGCCAAATACAGTTAATATGAGTTCTTCTGATGGAGAAGGTAATGCTAGGTATTGCATACCTTTAACTATTGATGACTTATCTTTAGACATTAACCAAATACTAACAATGGCACTTAAGCCTCGCCATTTACCCTTTCAAAAGGGTGGAAAAAATGAGGTAGTATTTCCTGTTGCGCCCCCTATTGGGGCTATGGAGGGGTCAATTTCTGTACCTTCTAGCGTAGGTAAATTGCCTATGTTACCTTGTTTGCATAATGCGGTAATGGTGGAGAATCCTACGCATTTAGCAAGGGCATACCTTGTTTCGTGGTATCGAGATTTATTGTCCGGCTATACTGATTTAACTACTCATGCTGATAAACAAAAAGTGCATGAGTTAGCGGTTGAAGAATTAGAAAGAGTCTTTGCTAATTCTGATTCAATTTGGCTTGATTGGGATAAAAATGAAACAATTAAGCATTCTCGTTTTACAGTTTATAATAATTATAACACCCCTCATTGTGATAGACTTATCAGTGAAGGATTTTGTGTAGGTAAATGTTGGAGGTATTCAGATGCTAGTAATTGATTCAAGAGAAAACTCAAAACTTTCTAAACTTGTCGTTCAGAAAGCAAAGGCACTTAGAATAGAACATGAAGCGAAATGGATTGAGATAGGTGATTATGTTTATGATGATGTTTGTTTTGAAGCAAAATCAACAACAGATTTTTTAGGTTCAGTAATGTCTAAAAGATTATGGACGCAATTAGATAATATGGATAGACATTATTTAACCAATGTAGTAATAATTTATGGTGATATGCAAGAAGCAATACATAATGTAATTCAGCACTCTCCTAGTAAAATGCCAATTGGAACTAGAAGCATTATGCTTAATAATAAGTTTTTAGGGGCAATAGGAAGAATAGTATTAGACACGGATATAAAACCATTTTGGGTACAAACAGAAGAAGAAGCAGCATTAATAATAACAGCAATATGTAAAATGAAACCATTAACTAGAGATACAATAGCACCACAAGTATTCAAAAGAATAACAACAGATGATTTA